GTAGTAGGTGCTGCAGTTGTCGTTGTTGTACTACTAGTTGAAGTAGAAGTACTACTGGTTGAAGTACTACTAGTTGAAGTACTACTGGTTGAAGTACTACTGGTTGAAGTACTACTGGTTGAAGTAGTTGTAGTAGGTGCGGTTGTAGTTGAAGTAGAAGTAGTTGCTGCAGTTGTTGTAGATGTAGTTGTAGGTGCACATGGTGCAGCTTCACAACTACTATATTGTACGTTTGAAGTTACAATTGCAAATGCACTACCTGTTGATACTGAATTAATCAAGAAACAATCGTTACCATTGAATATATCACTACCCGTTCCAGTAGCTTCTAATTTTTGAACTGAACCAGTAGGGAAGTTTGTAGATGAATCCACTATATACGATGCTGGTGCTCCAAAGCAATTACTTACGTTAAATTTGTATGTTGCTGCAGTTGTAGTTGTTGTACTGCTAGTCGTTGTTGGTATCGTAGTTGTAGAAGTACTTGTAGATGTAGTACTAGTCGTTGTAGTAGGTACGGTTGTTGTACTTGTCGTAGTTGTAGGTACTGTTGTAGTTGAAGTACTTGTCGTAGTTGTTGTTGGGACAGTAGTTGTGGTACTTGTAGGACAAACAATTGTAAACTCACACCATTGTGCGGTTATTGAATTATAAAAATATACACCCGAACCTGATACTGCGATATCACCTGTTCTAGAACCTGTTGTGGGTAATGGGTTGATTGCATCTAAATGTAATATATTTGTTATTGATACACTGCCAGTTACTCTTTGATTACAAATGAATGAATTTGAACCTGTTGTTGCGTAAGACCCACTATCAAATATAGGGGATACTCCAGATGTACCAGAGCTTCCATTTAAGCCGCTTGTTCCTGCTAAACCATTAGTACCATTGATACCGCTCGTTCCGTTTAATCCTGAGGTTCCTGAAGTACCTGAGCTTCCTCCATCTCCAGTTATACCCGATGTACCAGAAGTTCCTGATGTACCTTGCGAACCTGCTCCACCACTTACTCCTGAAGTACCAGATGTACCAGCAGTTCCTGAAGTACCTATTGCTATAAATGAGCCTGTTGCTACTAATGCTGTTTTATTGTTTGAATCACCAACTAAAACATATCCTTCTCTTAAAGATGAAGTAAATGCTCCAGTAATTGATACACTACCTGTTATTTGTGCAGAGCCAGATATTGTTAATCCCTTATCTGCTTTTACATATATTGTATCTTCATTATTGTAGTTATTAACATTTACATAAGTTTGGTCATCACCTAAAAATAAATAACCACCACTTGCTGTGATATGTGTATCTTGTGCTGCAGTATTATATACCTCTAAATACCTAGCGTCATTAGCGTCAGGTTGTAATTTTATATTACCATCTCCTATGATTGCTTCAGTTATAGTTAATGAGCCACTTATTGCTTGATTACCAAGGAATTGATTACTACCCGTTGTTGCGAATGAACCCGAATCAATTGAGAATCCACTCGTCCCACTAACACCGCTAGTACCTGATGAACCAGATGAACCTCCAGCTCCAGTTATACCTGAAGTACCTGATGTTCCACCTGTGCCATCTACACCATTCGTTCCGTTTGTGCCATTTATCCCGCTAGTACCATTAACACCTGATGTACCTGAAGTACCTGATGGTAATTGTGCTATGATGAATAATATATCGTGGTTGTTAGGGAATGTAAAAGTTGATGATAATAAGGTAGCTGGGTAACTCCAATATGTTGTGTTATCCGTTGGTGTACCTATCTGCCATCTTTGATAGTTGTTGTTATCACTTTGGTCCTGCAATACGATGATTGAACCTGATGGGATGTTTCCTATGAATACATCCACATTGTTACCACCCTTATCCGTATCACTAACACTAAGTACACTTGCACTTTGTTGTGTTGCAGTATTCCATATAATGTGTCCCAATAAAGGGTCACCTGTTGTTATTGATGTTTTAGCTTGGTAGTTAAAGAATGTGTTTGATATACCATCCACACCTGAAGTACCTGAGCTTCCAGACGTTCCTGACGTTCCTGATGTTCCTGAAGTACCATTGCTACCATTAACACCGTCAGTTCCATTTGTACCATTGATACCGCTTGTGCCATTTACGCCTGATGTTCCATTAACACCACTAGTGCCATTTACTCCACTTGTACCTGAAGTACCTGAACTTCCCCCAGCACCTGTTATACCTGAAGTACCTGAAGTTCCATTAGACCCAGCTGCTCCATTAGTACCATTGATACCAGAAGTTCCTGCTAATCCATTTGTACCAGCTGCTCCATTAGTACCATTGATACCCGAAGTTCCTGCCAATCCATTTGTACCGTTTAGACCTGAAGTTCCGTTTAAACCTGAAGTGCCCGAAGTTCCATTAGTGCCGCTTGCACCAATTGAACCTGTTAATGCCATTGAATCAATTACATCACTATTAAAATCTCTCAATAACGCTGGGGTAATTAAACCGGATGTGTTATCAGGGAAGTTACTTTGATTTACGACTTCTAATTGGGTTTTATTTAATATAGCCATACTAATTTATATTTGTGTATTTTTTATGTTTGTGAATAAGGAACTTCCGTTTGGCCGATACCTTGCTCTATTAGAGCACCATTACAGCACTTACGTGAGTATGTGTTTGATTTAATACACAAACATGCTCTACGATTATTCTTCGGAGAGCTCTTTCCCCTCGTTGGTCCTAAATATACACCCGAAGTTGCTTGGAATCTAGCTAAGTAAGCTGGTGTTGGCATAATCTAATGATTTTACTCATTTAACAACGATAAAGGTAAAAGTATTCGTTATTATTTTGTTTTTGCTAAAGCCTCTCTATGTAACCTATTTTGTAACTCATTATAATCTGATTGATAAGCTAAAAATAACAAGCATTGTTCTAATGGTAATTCAGCAACTTCACTCATTCCCCTGATATCTCCGTTCGCCAGTTGGACAACGGAGGAATAATTTTTCCACTTTTTTCCAAAATTGACTTGATGTTGTGAGGAATCTCCGCCGTATCCATCAAAGATTTCTGGATAGAACTCGGCAAGTCCGTTAATAAACGAACAAAAAAAAACAATGCTCCGTAATGTACATCCATTGGAACTTCTAAAAATATATCCTCATTTATATAACCATCGTATGTTTTAATCTCATATAGAGTTCCTGTCTTAGATGTAACAGGCCTGTATAGAATACTCATTATCTTAGCCCAATTATTATCTATTGTGAATGTATCGTATTTTGCAATGTCCAAATAAGCTCCATAAGCCATCTTTGATAAATTAGGCTCAAACCCATATTCAACACCATTTATTGTAATAAACTTTTGTAATTCAAAATCAGTCTGACCCATAAACCCTACTAAATCATTTTTAATATTAGTAAACGTTTCGGTATCCAATTGTGTTAGATACTCTACATTAAATCCACATAGGTGATGCATTAGACATGCCACATAAGCATTTTCTTCTTCACCATATACTTTCAAATCTCTTTGTAAGTTAAGGTATTGCTTTAAGGTGATTGCTGACCATTCTTTTGGTACTGTTATCTTTATCTCTTGTTTCATATTATCTTTGGTTTTTCTTTTCTCTATATTGTTCAGGGTTAATAAGGTCTAAGCTTGTATTGATTACTTGTGTCTTAATGTTTGTAATATCTACTGTATTTACCCTGTCACTCATTAAGTTTTGTAATCTTGCGTTTAAAGAATTACGTTGTTGTACTGTTGCCATTAAGGCTGATTTTGCTTCTCTCAAATCCTCTAATAGTTTATGATTGATTGCTTCAGTATGGGCTACATACTCTGCCATTGCCATAAAATCTTCTTTTGTAAGATTGTCTAAATCTAATTTTTCATTTTCCATATTATCTAATTGTAATTGTGTATTTTCCTCTATTTGCTGCAGCTTGGGATAATGTCATCATAGCCACATAACGAGCAGCATCTAATAAGTGATTATTAAAATCAACAGGCCTATCTAATATCTTACCAAATCTATCTTGCTCCCACTCATACGAATAGAATTCATTTATTAGATTCTGACAACTCTTAGGTATCTTTATCTTATAGTTTTGTAATACACCTATACCAAAGTTAATACTATCCTTACCCTTTGTTACAGGTCTTATATTAAAGCCAGCTCTATTAATTTCTTCTATCAGTCTTGGTTCTGAGCTATCTGCCCAAATTGGTTCTCTATCTCTTACCGCACCTTTTAACATTTCTATTATCTCACTAGTAACCATTCCTTTCTCATAGCAATGCTCTAAGATGTATAGTTCATTACCATTCATCTTCCATAAACTTACCAGGGCATTGGGGTCATTTGCGTAGCCGAAATCAAGGCCCCATGCCACAAACTGAGCTTCTTCAGGCAACCACTCTACTAATTCAAATTCAAAGATTGCTTTATCGTTTGTTGTGTACTCACCCTTAGTGTATACCTGATATGCTTTAGGGTTTGTATTCTTTAAATCCTCCAATGCTCTAATCACACTTCTTTCCAAATATGGATTATCTTTGTAACTAGAAAAGTATCTAGTACAATCCTGCATCTCACGAAGCCAGTGCCAAGGGCTTACCGTTGGATTATAACTCAATATAATCTTTCCGGTAGTTCTTATTTGCAACTGCAAGTAGGACTCAGAATCAACCTCCGAACTTTCTTCAATCCATAGTATGTTTGATTTAACACCTCTTAGCTTCTCAGCGTTGTCTGTACTGATGAATTGTATTTGTGATTCATTATAGAACGTATATGTCCTATCGCTTATATTAAAATCATTATCGTTCCATATATCCATTGATTTCATTATCTCTTGGAAATCGCGCATTACGGTTCTTTTTAAGCTCGGGATTGTTTTACGAACAATTGTTATTAGCTCTTTCTTTTGAAGTGCTTGTACTATTAACCATTGAATGCATGCAAAAGTCTTACCACTCCTTGAGCCGCCAACCAAATGACAAACT